GAGTACGTCACCAACTCGGTGCAACTCATTTTAAGGCTGTGAAACCAAATGATCAAAATTGTTGTTGATTCCTCGGAAATTGTCGAACGTCGCGGGGTGTCTAAAACATCTGGCAACGATTACCACTTGAGAATTCAGACGGCGTACGCCTTCACGGTGAAGGATAGCGGCGCGGTCTCTCAGTTCCCCGATAAATTCGAGATTCTTCTCGAAAAAGACGTTGCGCCCTATGCGCCCGGGAACTACACCCTTGCTCCCTCTGCGGTGTTCGTTGGTCGGGATGGTCGCATCGAACTGCGTCCGCGCCTCACAGCCGTTCCCACCAAATCGTAAGAGGGAGCATCCTCGTGAGTGCGTCAAGTTTTCAGGATGCTGCACAAGTGGCGCGTCTTGCGGTTCTGGCCATGTGCGCCCGTGGCGCTGCTGCCTGTGAATTCGAGGATAGTCCAGACGTTCACACATTGCGCGTGACGGTTGGTCGGTATTCGCAGCGCGGGGATATCTCCGTCGATGTTGAATTCCTCAATTCTCAGCGGGTGCCGGTCGGGGGCATGTCGTTATGAGGGTTTACGGGCCTGCTCTGTCTCAAACGTACCCCGAAACCGGGGCGCTGCCGGTCGGGTCTACGCTGCACAGTGCGGGGCGTGAGGGGTGGATGTACGTCTATATTCACTGTTCCCATGAGGATTTTCGGGATTTCGTTCTTCGTTATGAGGGGATCGGGGTAGTTGAACCCGATTGGACTGATCCTCCGAAGGATGGGGCGCGTTATCGTGCGCTTCGTCCCCTTGGGGCGTGGTGCAACGGTCGGACGCGCATCTACACCCATCTGCGTCATTACGACAGGCTGGTGAACTGCTGGCAGTCGTTCGCAGAGCATCGGGAAGTGTTGGGGGTGGCCGTATGAACGCGGCTGCGGCGTCGGTCGCCGGTCAAGCGCAGCGCGGCGAACGCGCCGAAGGCGCGGGGCTTGTCTCATATAAAACAACGGTTCTCGAGAGGGTGCGTCCTGAGTTTCTCGGGGATGGGTTCGTCAGCTTTTCAAAGTGTGCGGCGGCTGAACGGCGCATAAAGCGGTTGAAGCGTTCTGTCTGGTCGTCGGGGCATCTTCATGGCTTGGCGGATCGGGGCTTTAGGGCGTCTGTGTGTTGGTTCGTAACGCTGACGTATGTCGGCGTGAATGATTGGGCTGCTGAGCACATCAAGGACGCTGTAAATCGTTTTCGCAAGTTCTGCGCCCGGGCGGGTGTTCCATGCCGATATACGTGGGTCGCTGAGTTACAGGAGAGAGGTGCGGTTCATTATCACCTGCTGGCGTGGTTGCCTCACGGCATTGATATGCCCAGGTGGGACAGGGACTACACGGCCGCCGGTGCGTGGCAACGGTTCGGGGTGTCGTCGGCTGGTTGGGTTGCGTTCTGGCCGCATGGGATGACCAACACTCAACCGGCTAAATCTGGCGTCGGCTATCTGATGAAATATCTATCAAAGCTCGGCATGTTCCATCGTTTCCCGAAAGGGTTGCGTCTGTATGGCATCGGGGGTCTTGATGGTTGCGGGAAATCGGTGCGTCGTTGGTTTAACCTGCCAGAGTGGGCGAAGTTGTCGTATGGGGTCGGGGAGCTTGTTCGCAAAAAAGTCGGTCTTGTGGTGTCGGCAACTGGCGAGATTCTCGAAGCCGGCTATTCGGTGCGTCACGTGCCTGGGGGCATCGTCGTGCGCGCCCTTCGTGAGTTTCCTGAACGGTGGTTTACCGGCGCGTATTCAACCTTGCGGGTTGTCTGATGCGCTGCGCCGATTCCGTGACCATCTACGCCTTTGCTGATGCAGGGGCAACTAGGGCCAGTTATGAAAGCCTTGTCTTGGCGGCTCCGGGGTCGTCGTGTTCCGCCTCTCAGTTGGTCGTTATGTCGGGTGCTGAATATGACCAAATTGCAACTAATCCGTTCAATCTTTCTCTCAGTGATGGGGCGCTTGTGTCGGTGGCTGTAATCGGTGTATGGGCGACTGCTTGGGCGTTCCGGGTTTTGATTCGGATGATAAGAGAGGATGACCCTGTCGTGAGTGAGTAAAGGGCATCGGTAAGTGCGGCAACGCCGAGAGGGGCCCTGTGCTTACCGCTGCGATTTTGCAGCGTTCAAATGGGGAAACATTATGTTTCAAAAAGTTCTGTTGACCGGTGCTCTGGTCTTGGGTTCCGTGGCTGCGCAAGCGGGTGCGGTGGATGTGGCTGCCGTGGCGACGGATATTGCGGCTCAAGCTGGCCCGATTGCCACTATCGGCGCTGCCGTGATGCTGATTTTTGTCGGCGTGAAGGCTTTCAAGTGGGTTCGCCGCGCTCTTAGTTAAAGCGGTTCGATCTGGTGATCCTGTAGTGGCTGCTTCGTCCTTTGGCGGCTGCTATGGCATCAATAGGGGTTTGCATGGGCATTTACATCATTTTGGCGTTGTTGGGGGCTGCGTGGCTTATCTTGTCCGCCTGATCGTCGCGGGTCTGCTGGCGGCGGCGTGTAGTTCGTCCTTCGCGGTTATTCCTTCGGTCATCAAGTGGGCTTGGTTTGATGATGGCTGGTCTGGTTCCTATTCGTTTGCGTCTGGTGCTGCTGCTTGTACTGCTGACGTTGCCGCAAAAAACGCGGGCACGTATTCGGCTACGTTTACAAGCTACACGGCGGTGTCTGATATTTATGGTCAATGTCGGTATAACTTCACCCGTATCAGTGATGGTTGGACTACGGCGCGTGTCGGCGATATGCGTGGGTCTGCTGTCTGTCCTACTAATTCCGTCTTAACCGGGGGGTCGTGCGTTTGTAGCGCGGGTTTCCCTGAGAATGCGGCCCATACCGCGTGTGAGGCGTCGGCGTGTCCGCAAGGTAATGCTGCCTCTGCAACTATTGGCCTTGGTTGGTTCACGTATGGCGACGTCAAATCAATGTATGCGGCTTCTAAGCAAATGGTTTGTCTTGCTAATGGAAGCGCGTCCTGCTTTGCTGATGTTGTCGGGACTGCGTTTATTCCTGGCGCAAAAAGCGGCAACAATGTTTCGGTCACGGCTACAGTTTCAGGGTCGTTGACCGGTGCAACTTGTACGAATCCTACACCGGCGTATGTGACTGCCGCGCCTCCGCCTTGTGTCGGTCAGTCCGGGCTAGTCAATGGGTTAAGCGTGTGTATTTCGACCGGTTCACCGTCCAGCGCGCCAACTGCGGCGGCGGCTGCCGCGGCTGCTGCGGCGTCCACGGCGGCTGATGTGGCGCAGACTGCGGGGGCAACGGCTGCGAATGTACAGGCGGCGGCTACTGCGGCGGGTGCGGCCAGTGCGACGACGACAGCGGCGGGGTTTAGTGCGGTTGCTGCTGCGGCCGCTGCGGTTGCGGCTGGTGCATCTGCTCAGGCTGGCAATAGTCCAGCGGTTGCGGCTGCTGCTGGTGCTAGGGCGGCGGCTGTTGCTGATTCGGCGGGGTCCGTGTCTGCCAATCCTTTCGCGGCTACTGCTGGCACTCCGTCCACTGCTTCGGCTGCGTCCATTGCGGCGGTGTCGACGTCGATCAGTACCGGGGCTTCAAATGCTGCGCAAGCGGCGGTCACGTCTGCGCTAACGGCTGGCAAGAGTCCAGCGGATGCGGTGGTTGCGGGTAAGGCTGCATCTGATGCTTATGTGACTAAAGCCTTGGCTGACGCGCAGCTTGCCTATAACGCCAAAATGAATGATATGTCTACCACGTTTGCAAACCAGCAAGCGCGGATTGATGCGGCGAATTCGGCTGCCGCTGCTTCTGCGGCTAATGCCACGAATCAGGCGAATGCTACTAAAGCGGCTGTTGATGCTCAGGCGGCTCGGTTGGCTCAAATGCAGGCTGCTCTTGATAAATTGTCGAATCCGACTAACGCGATGGAGCAGTTTTGTGCTGCGAATCCTGAATCACCCATGTGCAAGAAAGTTGCCGATTCGTCGTTTTCCGGTGCCTGTGGCGCGGCACCAACTTGCTCTGGCGATGCGGTGATGTGTGCTATTGCTCAAGCGACATTCGATCAGGATTGTTTGCTCAATAAAAGCACGTCCGAGTCTGATCTTTATTCTACAAAGAAGGCTCTCACCGGGTCGCAAGTCGATTCGTTGCCTGGTAATTCTACGGTGACGATTTCGTCGGGGTCGTTCTCTCAAGCTGATCTGATTGGCGGCGGTAGTGGGTTGTCGAATCTGAATGTTTCTGTTTGGGGCAAGTCCGTTTCTTTGCCGTTGTCTGATCTCAATATCTGGTTTTCGCGTCTTGGCTCCATCCTGGTCGCGGTTACGTTTCTTCTTTGTGCGCGTATTGTGACTCGGGGGTGATATGCCATTGTTTATCGCGTCGCTGCTTGGCGGTTTAATCAACATTGCGGGGACTATTGCGGGTCAGGTCTTGATCGGCCTTGGCATTTCTGTGGTTACTTATACGGGCATGAGCACGACCATTGATTGGCTTAAGTCCGGCGCGGTCGCTGCGTTGAGTGGCCTGCCTGCTGAGGCTATCGGCATCCTTGGATTGATGAAAGTCGGCGTCTGCATTTCGATGGTTTTCTCTGCCATTGCGGTCAAAATGTCTCTCGATGGTCTGACGTCTGGAACTGTCAAAAAGTGGATTAGCAAATGATCTATTTGCGCACCGGTGCGAACGGGTCGGGTAAGACATTGCTGACCCTGCGCGATGTGCGCGAGAAGTCGCTGAAAGAGAATCGGCCGGTTTATCACAATGGGCGGTTTGAACCTGTTCCCGGTGGCCCTTTGGATTCGTGGAAACAAATCGACATCAAGGACTGGCAGAGCATCCCTGATGGGGCGATTTTCATTGTGGATGAGTGCCACAATGATTTCCCTGTCCGCACCGGCAAGGATGTGCCCGAATACGTTCGGATGCTGGCAGAGCATCGGCGGCGCGGTTTTGATTTTTATCTAATCACGCAACATCCGATGAATATTGACGCCTTCGTGCGTCGTCTGATTGGCTCTCCCGGCTGGCATCAACACCTGAAACGGGCTAGCGGTGCTCCGTTGGTTTCGGTTCTTGAGTGGGCTTCTGTCAACGAGGTTTGTCAGAAAGCCGGTTCCGGTGAATCTGGCTCCGTGTCGATGGTTTCCTTTCCGAAAGAGGTGTTCGGCTGGTATGTTTCCACGTCGCTAAATACCGCGAAAATCAAGGTTCCTTTTCAGGTGAAAGTCCTTGTAGGTGTGTTGCTGCTGCTGCCTGTGGTTGGCTATTTGGGGTGGCAGTCATTCACCAATAATCGGGCCTTGTCTGGTAAGCCTCCTGGCGGGTTTGCGGCTGCACCTGGCGGTGCTGCCTCTGCTCCGGCTGGCGTTCGTGTCACGTCTGCGGCGGAAATGACTCCGGCGCAATATGTCGCCAGTTACGCGCCTCGGGTGGTTGGTCTTGCTTATACGGCACCACGGTATGACGATCTAACTAAGCCGACGTCCGCGCCCTTCCCTGCTGGCTGCGTGAAAATGGCTGAACGGTGCAACTGTTACACCGATCAAGGCACGAAATTGGATACGACTGTCGAACTGTGTCAGCAAATTGCCAGAGACGGTTATTTCAAGGATTGGGGCGGTTCTGGTGCGCGTCCGGTTCAAGTCCAGGGGGCTACTGCTGCCGGTGGTCGTGCGCTTCCTTCCTGATAAACAGATGGCGAAGCCATGAAAGCGAAGCGAAACCGCAACGGTGCGGGGTGGGCTACACTGCCGATAGCTTGCCACTACCGGCGCTGCGTTTCCCATTTAACCGTTCTATACATCGTATGAAGTAGGAAAGCGTCGAATCAGTCGAAAGCGACAAAATCGCTGCGGCTTTTGCTCCACTTGAAACGATTGCCGCGCCAGTCGCTAGCAATGCTTTTTTTAGGGCTTTGCTGAGTAGTGCTCCCTTCTCGGTGCCTTCGTAGGCTTGGGCGACTGCTCGGGCTGTCCATGCGGTGGCGTCATAGCCACACAACTCTGCTAACAGTGCTACATCTGCGGGTGGGCAAGTTCTGAACCCTGTTCTCCAGTTGCTCACTTGTGCTCGGCCTACTTTTAATAGCTTGGCTGTCGCGTAGTCGCTCCCTGTTTTTGTTTTCGCTTCGTCTAATAGTCTATCTAAATACTCGGGTTTAGTTTGCAAAATTTCCGGCCTTTATGCTATCGTGTGAATACGTATTCATTTGAGTACGTCACCAACTCGGTGCAACTCATTTTAAGGCTGTGAAACCAAATGATCAAAATTGTTGTTGATTCCTCGGAAATTGTCGAACGTCGCGGGGTGTCTAAAACATCTGGCAACGATTACCACCTGAGAATTCAGACGGCCTACGCCT